TGAGCGTGTGAGGGATTGGAGGGCTGCTGCTAAAGGCTCTAAAAACTTACCACGGCTCCCTTTACGTTTAGATTCGTGTAATACCCCAATAACTTCAACTGCGAAGAACTGTGATCAGTGTGTAGCTTGTTTCGCTAGAGAGTGATGCCATTAGGAGGCCCAAAAACTAGGAATACAAATCAGTGGACTGAGGCGCGGTTTCGTAGCTTCATTACGTCTGCTATCCGTAATGCTTCAACTAGATGGGGTCCTAAGTATTTATGCATTAAGAGAGCTTTTGTTAGCAGAGGCCCTAACCCTAAAACGGGTAGAATGTGTAAACTTCATAAGTGTTCTATGTGCGATGATTTGTTCCCTCAGAGCGAGATGAGAGCAGATCATATTAAGCCAGTGGTAGATCCTAATACAGGTTTTGTTGATTGGGATACTTACATTGAAAGGATGTTTGTAGAGGTTGAAGGTTTCCAAGCTCTCTGCAAGAACTGTCACGACAGAAAGAGTAAAGCAGAGAGGCTCCAACGCAAAGGAGTAACGCTGGCTAAGGCTAAAAGAACAAGAAGATGATTTGCAATTCGTGCAAATTGTTTGACTGTAAGTAAAAAAGTGCTTGCAAACATTCCCGCGCTGTGCTATAGTCTTTCTCGTGAATGCTGGGTGTTCCGGCTACCACTTAATAAACACTACCAACAATACAATATGGCAAAAAAGAAACAGATTATTCCCGATGGGACTAAGGTTAAGTTCATTAAATACGCAGAGGGTATGCCCGAAGGCGATTTAGAAGCGGGGGCTATGCTTACTGTTACAGGCTACGACCCAGAGGAAGACCTTTATAATGTAGAGGGTAAGGATGGGATTGAAGACTCTTTAGATTCTGAAGAGTTTGAGGTTCTAAAGGAAAAGCCAAAAGCTGAAGAGAAGTCGGCAGAAGACTTAGAGTCCGAAGCAGAAGTTTTAGAGGATGAGGCAAAAGTCTTAGAGGAGGAAGCAGATGAGTTGCTGGAAAGCGTTGTTCCTAAGTTTAAGAAGACCGCATCCATTACTGCTGCTTTGAAGGAGCACAAAGGAGATGCCCTTGATGCAGCTTATGATTACGCTGAGCGTAAGGAGAAGACGGTCTGGGTGTTAGGAGGTATCTTGGCCTTTATTAAGCGTAATAATCTTCACTCTGAAGTTGTAGAAGAGAATGACGAAGGCATTGAGGTTCCTGTTTACGGATCAGACCTTACGGGGTTTAATCAGTATGTTAAGGACGAGCTAGGTTTAGCCCCTAGGACTGCTGATTACTACGTTAATATCTACGAGTGCTTCTCGCAGATTACTACTGAGTCTGCTATTGCTAAGGTAGGGTGGACTAAGCTAAGAGAGCTTATCCCCCTTAAAGAGCATCTTACTAAGGATAACGTAGGTGATTGGCTTAAGAAGGCTAAGGATCATACTGCGGTCGAGCTTCACGATTATGTTACCGAGGAGTTGGTCAGCAATGATACTGAAGGGTCGGTGCATGGCTCTCGTCAGACTGCTAAGGTGGAGACTTTCCATCTAGCTGCTCCTGAGGATATGGCTACTAATTGGCGCAAGGCGTTTGATACTGCTAGGGAGGTTATCGGTGCTGAGGCTACCGAGTCTGCCTGTATGGATCATATAATTACGGAGTGGATTGCAGTTCACAACGCTCCAGAGGAAGGGTAGTTAATTTAAGCTGGACAAGAACCCAGCCCCTGCTGTCTTATACAAACGGGGCTGGGTTTTATAATTATGAGCGACTTTATAGATGCTGATGATCCAAATACCGTAGTAGTATATACTGACGGGTCTTGTTACCCTAATCCTTCGGGACAAGGAGGGTGGGCGTTTTACGTTACATACTTAGGTAAGCAAGCCGTTCGTTACGGTAGTTTTGATGATGCTACTAATAACATGATGGAGTTGTTAGCTATCGTTAGGTCGCTTGAGTTTATTCCTTCCGGACCCTCGTATACTAATCCCCTGCTTATCTTTACTGATTCTAAATACGCTTTAAATGCCCTAACTGATTGGGTTGATGCTTGGAAGATCTCAGGGTGGAGGACATCTAATGGATCTGAAGTTAAGAACAGAGAACTTATTGAGCTTGGCGAGAAGTTAATTCACACGCACTCAGAATACAGATTGTTTCAACTTAGATGGGTTCCGGGTCATTCTGGAATCCCTGAGAATGAGCTTGTAGACCGTGCAGCTAATAACGCTAGAACACAACAACATACTAATTGGTCGCCTAAAAGTGACTGCAAAACTATCCCTGATGCCACTTATTAATTCACCTATAGAAGGAAAAGAAATTCACGAGCTTGGAGTTGAGGTAAACTCTCCTGCTGATTGCCCTAAAATGCACATGACTAGGGCTAACCTTAACATTTATTTCTCCTTAGTTATCCCGCTTATCTATGGCCGTAGAGACATTATGCCTATTATATGGGCATGGTCTAAAGCGGCGGCAGAGCTACACATTGAGGCGTGGGCTAAAGAGGACCCAGATTATCTACAGCCAGATATGGAGTGGGCTGTTATGTTTTGTCAAAGGCTTCAAGATATATGCATAGACAATAAGATTTCAGCGGTCCTGTCTACTAAGTATGGTGGAGAGCCTGATATTAACATTCCTCATATTATGTCTCAATGCCTACGGATAGGCAAAAGCGAGTGTAATGGGTATGACGATGAGAATGGTGGTGATGCTCTACAATACATAATTAGTCTTTTAGATTTACCAGAAGATCATCGTAAGACTATTGATTGGGTGTCTCATCAGTGTATGTCAGGATCTCTTATAGGAGCGTCTGGTTGGAGTGCTGCTAATATTAAGGACGAGCTTGGCGATGATAAGGTAGCTTCTACAGTTATACTAGCATCTCAGACAACATTGAGTTCTTTGATAGGACCTGAGTTTATCCACTTACCTTCTAAAGCAATGTGGGCATTTCAGAAGATGGAGGACCTAAATAATTACAGCATGGAGGTAGTATGGGATTGCTGCTTTAACTCTATGATGAATGGCTACAAGCCTGTAAATTTAGAGGAGGGTCCTGAGTATAGCGATCCTTTTGAACGATCTCAGCATTGGAGAAACGGCAACATTGATGATGAGTTGCAGGTTATTAGAGATGAGTGTTCTAACAGGACTTGGCAGCAGTCTGTTGATCTTGTAGTTACAGACTCTAGTATCGGTGATCCATATAAAGATATTGAGGATTATTTAGCTAGGTCGTGGGCTTTAGCTAGAGACAGGGAGCGCAATGGGCTTTACCAGCCGGTGTCTTTTATGAGTAAGGACTCTTTTGAATGGCTTATAAAGAATGGCAGAGTAAAGCTTAGGGATGATTTTACAGAAGAGAGCCTTATGCGTTTCTCAGATGACCCATTTTACGCTAACGAGGTAGCTATGTCTCGCTTATGGGGGGAAGACTTTAAAGAGCTTACTACGGCCTTTTACGTTAACATTGATGACGATGAACAGATCTCAACCTTAAGTAAGATGTGTGGTCAAGTTAAGGTCTACTGGAAGCGTGAAGTATTAGGCTACTCTACGTTATCTTTAAACGATTCTCAGTTATCTCAGTTCTGTTTACCTGCTTCAAGAGATAATAGAGAGAAGTATATGGCTGTCTTAGCTGCATCTCAGGTAGGGACTATGACTGCTAATAATCCAGGGTTTATACCAGCGTTGGCTAGCAGGGTAGCCGGTAATCCTTGCTGGGTTAATTATGTAGAGCTTCAAGTGCATGAGGCTTTAACCATGAAGCACATTAGCTCAGTAGATGATGGGTAATTTACTTAATGAATCTATACCGAGTAGTTAGCCGTTATTGGAAGATTAGTTACATCGTGGCTAGGTCAGGATTGCACGCCGTGCAAATAGCTATTGAAATGGGGACTCATGTATCCGGTAAAAGGGTTAAGGCTGATCGCGTAGCTTATAGATCTCTAAGAGGGGAGTTGCTTACGTTTATGCTTAGGATGCCTGAGGCTGGCCGTGTCCTTATGCCTAATATTTTTAGAAAAGACTATATTTTACTTATTTATGAAGATGATTGATGCTGAGCGTATTATAGCTCCCCACCTTGAGGAGAAGAAGTTTCATATTACTCAAACTTGGCCTGTAGGGGCTTGGGGAGCGGAAGCCAGTATTTTAGTGGGTTATATGTATTTAGTTATAGCTAGCCTTATTCCTGAGGTTCCTACAGGTGATTGGATCTTAGAGTTCCTTTATGGCTGGCTTATACTTATTAATGTTATCCTATTTGGCGTTATGATGGCTATGGGAGTAGGGTCTAAGCTTACTAAATCTTATTCACAGGAGTCTGAGTGGCTAGGGTTATCTAATATAAAAGCTGATAAAGATGGTGATCTTGGGGTTACTACTTTGCTTAAAGAGCGTGCGTCTCAGCTTGAAAAGAAATACCATAGTTCTGGCTGGATGCTTAGCATTATGCCTGTAGTTCAGAAGAGTCAGCTTGAGGCTATGAAGTATGGCATAGCAGCAATACTTTTATCTCAGTGCTTGGCTTCTATTATTGATGCTAGCCATTGGGTGTTAGCCGTTACTGCCGTTCTTACTAGGTCTTGTATCTTAATTCAGATGAGCACCATAAGAGAGTATGCGCTTAAGTCTTGGGAATCGTTGCATACGTCAAACTTGTGGGATTGAATTATCCAAGTAAATTATTACTTGCAAACATTCCCATTCTGTGCTATACTAATACTAACAGGCTTACTAGGAGGAGCTTGTTTCTGATTCCCTTGGTAGGGGAATTGGTCTGTTGGCTAAGCCCTCCTACTCGGTTTGGTATCCGAGTAGGAGGCACGTCTGTATTAGATAATGAATATAAATGATCTTACACCAGAGGATGCTAAGAAGCTTGAGTATCTTATGATTAAAGCTGCTACTAATATTAAGCTGCTTAAGAGAGAAGACGTAGAGTTTTTATCAAAGTTTTCTTTAAGTAACGCTGAGGGTAGAGAGTGCGGAGATTGCATTTACTGTTGTCAGGCTCCGGCTATCGAAGAGTCTAGTATACTGGCTGATGAGCCTATTGATTTTGATCCTAAGCCAGCTTGCGTTGAGTGTTATTACGCAGTGGAGGGTGTAGGCTGCACTGTATACAGTAACAGACCTACAGTATGTAAATCTTATAAATGCCTTTACCTTTTAGGGCTTACTGATGTAAGGCCAGATAAAGGCGGTGTGGCGTGGTCTTTTCAGCCTTGGACAGAAGGCCCTCCTAGCAGTATGCCGCTGATGGTTACTGGTCATTGCTTGGACGTAGTTAAGGCTCTTTTGAATCCTAAGGTTATGGATGATATTAATAGTATCTTTAACCTAGGCATCGAAGTCATAGCTATGAGAGACGATAAGATGGCTACTCAGCTTAAGCCGGGTAAGGGTAATTGTATTATAGCTAAGATTGATCCTAAAGATTCTATGAAGGTTAAAATTCTTGAAGGGTCTGAGTGTGATGCGCCTTGGCACATAGAGCTTTTAAAGGAAGAAGATACTACTGCTAAGTATCCTAACTGGAGTTACGGTTCTTTGAATTAGCATCTTACGTAAGTAAATTATTACTTGCAAACATTCTCATTCTGTGCTATACTAAATCATGCAAGAACAAAAGCGACCGTTTCGTGTGCCTATGGTTTTTTATTCTATGACAGCACGTAAGCCTGACGCAGATAAGATTATTATGTTTATCGCTACACGCTGTAGTGACAGGTATAGGGTTGAGAATCAAAGTAAGCCAGCAGTCAGTAAGGTTGATTGGCTGACTGTAATAGGGAAGCGCGATGCAGGTAAGCCTTCGCCTTATCGTAGGCTAAATGCTTCTTGGGATGATCTTAATTCCTTTAACGAGTGGCAGGTTAAGTCATGGGGCTACCTACCTATAGAATACATGGAGCGTATGATCGCCGGAGAGAATCACGAGACTTTACAATCAGAAGCTGAGGATGAGTGGGTAGGTCGCTCTATTAAGAAAGCTAAGCGTAGGAGGCGACCACAGGCTCATAAGAAAAGTTATGTTATGCGCTCTAAAAGATCTATAGACCTAACATGAACATATTCGCAGTAGACATACGACCGCAGCGTGCAGCAAAAGCACTTGGAGACAAGCACGTAAATAAGATGATTCTAGAGACAGCACAGATGATGTGCTCAGCCTACCCCAAAGGGGACGCTCCTTATCTTAGGGCTTACTACAATCACCCCTGCACTATATGGGCTAGGAAATGCTTAAAGAATTACGAGTGGCTTTATCACCACGGCATGGCTTTAGGTAAGGAAAAGGTTTATCGGTTCGGAGGCAGTCATGCTAGTATTGATGTAATTCAATGGTGCTGGGATAATATCTCTATCGACATTATTCCTGAGTCTTCGTCAATGACACCGTTTGCCCAAGCTATGCCAGAAGAGTTTTATCACGAAGATTCTATAGTTGCTTATAGATCTTATTACCGCTCTGCTAAATCACATCTGCATAAGTGGACTAAGAGACAAGCCCCTGCTTGGTTAGATTGAGGCGATATGACTAAGAAAGAATCACAAGACCTGTGGGAGGGGATGCCTGAGTTTCAACAGGAGAAGCAAGAAGCATACGCAACGATTATTGTTCGTGTGCCTGATGCGGAGAGCCTAGACAAATTATCTGAGGCTTTAGATCAGAAGCTTACACCTAAGACTAAGAGCGTCTGGTTTCCTAAACTGATTAAGGGACTTAACAGAGGTAAGATGTATGTAGATGCACTGCCTCCATCAAAGACTCGAAAGCGGAAGCGTAGCCGAGTTAGAAGAAAAGTTATAGTTGATTGAGATGAAGATTGAAGAGGCGATTAAATTATACTGCGAGATGTATTCTATAGACATTACATCTGCAAAGCAGAGGTATACGGATGTCTTAAATCACTACAACGGAAAAGGCTGCTCTAAGTGGGCTGAAGACTTGAGGAATAAATGGTATGAAGCCTTGGACTATGAGGATGCCGCTTACAAGTTATATGACGATGATTGGTATTTCTGCGACCTACTAGCCTGTTACAAAATATATTCATCAGAGTATATAAAGAAGGTGGGGTCTCTTAATCTTACTGTTGATACCTGTTTAGACTTAGGGTGCGGCTTGGGCCTTACCACTAAAGCACTTGAGGATATAGGATGTGGCAGGGTGGTTGGCACTAATCTTAAAGGCACTAAGCAGTATGATTTTTGCGCTAGCCACATAGACGTATTGCCTGACCACAAAGAAGCTGGGCCAGTTGATTTAGTCTTCGCTAGTGAATACTTTGAGCATATTTATCACGCTGGCGATCACCTAATTGAAATCTTAGAAGTGAACAAGCCAAAGGTAATAGTTATGGCTAATGCTTTTAATGCAAAATCATTTGGGCATTTTGATTACTTCTACAACCTTCGCTGGTCTTCTAAGGTTATCCCTCTTGATTCGTATATTCATCATAGTAAGATGGGTAGGATGTTTGCTAATATCCTTAAGCAATCAGGCTATGAAAAAGTAAAGACGGGGTTTTGGAATGACCGTCCTAACGTATGGCAAAAGAATTAAGATATCCTGTCTACGTTATATCTAAAGGTAGACCTAGCTCGTGCATTACTGTTAGATCTCTTAGGAAGTGTAACGTTCCATTTAAGGTAGTAGTGGAGCCTTCTGAGGTTGATGCTTATCGACGCAATCAGTGGGTGGGGTCAGATGTCCTAGTGCTGCCCTTAGACTTCTCTGAGAGAGGCTGCGGGTCTATACCCGTCCGTAATTGGGTCTGGAATCACTCGCTCGCTAGAGGCGACGAGAGGCACTGGATTCTGGACGATAACATTGAGGATTTTAATCGTCTTAACAAGAATACTAAGTTTAGGGTTAGGACTAATGCTACGTTCCGAGCCTGTGAAGACTTTACTGACAGGTTCTCAAATGTAGGTCTGTCGGGTATGAACTATTATTCCTTCGCTAAAGCGACAGACCCTGTTCCTCCTTTTTATACCAACACTAGGATTTACTCATGCATTCTAGTGAACAACTCTCTAGAGTTCCGGTGGCGAGGACGATTTAACGAGGACACAGACTTGTCACTTCGCGTCCTTAAGTCTGGGTTATGCACTATTTTGTTTAACGCTTTCCTCTGCGGGAAGGTGACTACGATGAGAATGGATGGCGGCAATACGAATGATTTATACGAGAAGACTAATGACCGTAAGGAGTTTGCTGAGTCTCTGGCTGAGCAGCATCCTGATGTAGTTAGGGTTACTCGTAAGTTTAATCGCTGGCATCACCAAGTTGATTACTCTTCTTTTAAGGAGAATAAGCTTACTAGGTCTGAAGGTGTTTCTGTAGGTAGCGGGATAGATAATTACGAAATGGTTTTAGTTGATAGAGGCAAGCACTATAAAGAGGTTATGTAATTTCTTTTTATTTATTACTTGCAAACGTTCGGACCTGTGCTACCTTGTAATGTTATGAACGAGATCAATACAGTTACATCACAAGAAGAAAACGCCCACAAATCTCTGGAGCTACTTAGAGCTAGGGCTGAGGCTATTTTAGCCGACAGAGCAGACATTAACGAGCGGTGGAAGGATGGAATGACAGGGGCGAGAGCCTACGACAGTGGGTTCCTTACAGTCTGGAGAAACGATATACTTAGGACCGAAAAGGACCTAGCCGAAGTGAGCCACAGAATCCAGATGATTAACGAGTTATTTCCTACAACTAAGTAACCCTAGCCCTTATATTTACATTATGAAGATTGGATACACTCATCGCAAAACAGGTCAGGTCCGCGAGATTGATAGCCCGTATGATAATGACAAATCTGCTTACGATGCCCTACTGGATAAGATCAGTAAGAGCGACAAAGTTAGCAACTTTGAGCGCAGAGTCGCAGAGGCTTACGCTAATTTCTCTGCGGGGCGTTGGTCTTACTTGTCTGATGCTAAGCGTTACTGGCTTCACTCCTTGACTATGGAAGAGGAGTCAGCACCTAGGCATGATAGGGGTATTAGAATGCCTCTTGAGGGTATTAAGCGTATGTTATCTAAGGCGGGTGAGCACGTTAAGTCACCATCTATTAGGCTTAACGCTGAGGGCATAGAGCTTAAGGTGTCTATAGCAGGTGCGCGGTCTCGTTACACTGGAGACGTTATGGTTGCATCTCCTAAGTTCGGAGATGGTTGGTATGGCCGTATAGCACAAGATGGTAAGTTTTATCCCGGCAGGGATAGCACACCCGCAGTTAGGGCTGCTCTGTCTAGGTTGGCTGAAAGCCCTGAGGAGGTAGCTGCTGAGTTTGGTAAGATTACAGGTAGGTGTTGCTTCTGTAATCGGTCCTTGACTGACGATAGAAGCGTGTCAGTAGGTTATGGTCCTGTATGCGCTGAACGGTTTGGTTTATCTTGGGGAGCTAATTAGATAATTTACTATGGAGGAAAATTCGGATAACATAGATAAGATAGTAAAGTCTGGGACCGATGGACCCGTTCTTTTTATTGATGATATACCAGAAGAGTTTTCTGGAGAAACCTTAGAAGAGATTCATCACAATGCTAAGAAAGCTATTAAGCCTAGCAAGCCTGATACTAAAGAGAAAGTTAGACTCTGGAAGAGATGGATTAGAAGAGCAGCAGACGCTCTTACCAGACTCTCAAGCTGACGAACGATTAGTTATGCTTTGCGAAAAGTTATCTGATGCAAAAGACGTTAAAGACTCCTAGTCTCTGTCTTTAGTTTGCACAGCGTGCAAAAACACTAGGTATTTATTACTTGCAAATATTCGGATCTGTGATATATTAATCCATGAACATTAACACGTTAATACATAAGTTTCTGGTTATCTTTGTATTGGTTTCTAGTTGCCTAGGGACTTCTTACGGCCAAGAGAAACGTTTATTTAGAGACCTTATTCCCGGACAATACACCGCTACGGCTATTGTATCTGAGGCTAAAAAGTGGGAAGGAAAACATTACCGTTACGGGCAGTCTCGTCAGTGCGCTAATTGGGTGGGAAGAATCATTAACGACTCTGGTGGTAATACACCACCCCACTACGCTATGGCTAGGAACTGGCTATCGTGGGGCAGGCAAGTGTCGCTTATTGGTATTCGACCCGGTGATGTTGTTATAACTTGGAGGGGTAGTAGGTCTGGAACCTCTGGGCATATCCTAATTTATGTAGGTAACGGGCAGTGCATTCATCGCCCTACCCAAAGCAGGGCAGTCTGTAAAACTCCTCTGGCTTACTACGAAGGTAAGATACTAGGCGTAAGGAGGAAGTAAGGTAGCTCTTAATATCAAGTCTTGACACAAAGAAACAGGCGCAGTAAGATATTAACGTTACCCGCATTTATGACGGCAGGCCGGCCTTACAATGAAAAGTAACCAGAAAAAGACAGTTACGACAGTCACTTGGGGCAACGCGCCTTGGAACCGTTACGTCTTTACACGCACAGCACACAACGGCGAATTAACGCTACCCGCATTTATGACGGAAGAAGAAATAAAAGATTTAGTAGAAGATTGCACTTGGGAGCCTGCGAAAACAATGCCGCAGTATCCTCACGAATACACACGTATCGAGGCTACCGTACCACAGAACCGAATCCCTGACTACAAGCGGTTCATTAAGCATATTCATGACTACGGCTACGACGCTTACTTCTGGAAGCTGAAGCTACGTTACTTCGATTTTGAGGGCAGGTGTTACTGGTATATGGACAAGGACTATCGAGTGGTCGGTCTAGTCAATCGGTCGAAGCTGCCGAACATCGCTACTCATCTTCCGGGGCCACCTAAACGCCCAGCGATGACCGCAAAGCAAGACTTCGAGCTTATGAAGAAAAAGTTTAGAGATGATTCCTGAGAATACGGTTATTCAGACTGTTCCCTCAAGGTCTATTATGATTCCTTCCTTGGTCGAAAGGCTGAAGGGCCTTAACCCCTATGTGTCTACTGATCCAGATTACCTAGGAACACATTGGCATCTGACTAAGATAATGAAGGAGAATAGAGATGGGGTTCTAATTATCCAAGATGATGTCATTATCCCTACGTGGTTTAGAGAGGAACTCGATAAAGCTATGGTTCCTGATCGGTGTATGATTTTTCTCATCGGTCTAACAGACAAACAAAGGCAGCTTTACGATGAAGGATTCTGTTATGCTGAAACACAAAGGCTCTGGTGTCCGGCGAATTACTACACAGGTAAGTTCATCGAAGAGTATCTTGAGTGGGCTACCGATGAGAATTTATACCAGCCGGAGAAAGGAAGGATCACAAGGGCGGATGACTATGGATTACAGAAGTTCCTTAAGCAGACTGGAAAGTCATTCCTTTTAACACTACCAAATCTCTGCAACCATAACAACCAAATCCCATCTACCCTAGGACATCCTAAGTCCATCAAAGGTAAAGCAAGAGTCTCGTCGCTCTTCTCTAAAGACCTTTTGAGAAGATGGGATCACGCTAAGATTGGCAAGTTATGAATTATCGTTTTATTCTTCGTCATAGGCCGCAGGACGTGAGAGGATTCCTGTCTACGTGGGGATTCTTCTCCGATACTACAGGCCGCGTCCACGTCCCCGAAAATGAGCAGGATCGGTTCTCTACGTTCTTGACTGCTTTGGGTAAAGCTGAAGGTGACGCTGCTCTTCACATGGAATCCGGTGTTCGCGTTAATGGTAAATTTCGCTCGGTGGTAGAAGATGTCATTTTAGAAGACCCACACAGAATGGTCCAATTCTTTTCAATGAGAAAGAAAGACTTAACCGAAGGCTCTCGGTGGGATCGGAATTTTATGATGACAACCTGCTTTTACTTACCGTCTGGGTGGAGTGAGGAACTATTGGACTACCTTCCTAGATGGCGCGAGATTCAGAAGGCATCACGGGCTATTCATTATGACGAAGGGATTGCTGATTGGGTGAAAGAGACAGGGCGTAAGTTCTGGATTCATTGCCCGAATCCAGTAGACCGTGTAACTAACACCCAATGGGTATCTAAGACTTACCGACCATGACAAGACGAATCGTAAGAGCAGTTCCTAATCATCGACCTCATTGTGTTGATTATTTACAGAAGCACTTGAAGGGTGCGGAGTTCTGTATGGATACGACCCAATCAGCGTGGGATACCTTTTACCGCGCTCTTCTGCAAGCAGGTCACGATGCCGCTTTGCACATGGAAGATGACATTATTCTGACTCAGGGATTTAACGAGAAGGTTGAATCTGTGATCGCCTCGATGCCCGATACCGCTATCCAGTTCTTTTCTATGAGGAAGGCCGACCTTACCGAAGGGTCTCGTTGGGACAACAGCTTTCTTATGGCTCAGTGCTTTTACCTTCCGGCAGGGTGGAGCCGAAGAATGTCTGAATACATGTTACGTCAAGATCGTGACGATCCTAAGCTGCTATACAAGGAGCCTCTTGATATGGTTGTCCGGTTTTACTTTAAGAAAGTGGAGAAGAAGAAATACTGGATTCATTGTCCGAGCCTAGTCGACCATCTTGAAGGCAAGAGCGTGATTGATCCTAAGCGTTCGTCCAAGCGTCAATCGAAAACATTTTCAAATCCAATACCTTATTAATTATGGGAGCTTTTAAATACACAGACCCTTTAGAAACCCACATGGTACCGAACCCTGTGCTGATGTCTACTTACGTTGAGTTGCCTGACGATGCATGGACACCTACTCAAGAAGAACTGGATATAGTGTTCGGAGGACCAAACAGATACCTTAAGACGTGGAAGCGTGCTCCCGATAAGAGAGCAGAGATGGACCCTCATTACATTGGAGCGCAGAAGGGTGTGCCTCTTCATATTGACCCGGGATTTCTGCGTTACACCATGCAGATTCTTTTCTTCGTAGATGAGTATGAATTGTCAGGCTACAATAAAGTAGGTCTGCCCCTAACTAGAGGGACTTATTTCCTGCTGGATACGTGGTCGCCTCACGCCGTGCTACCACGCGAGGATGCTACAGAGAAGCCTAAATATTATCTTGCGGCATCGGTTGACTCTTCAAAACCTTACGCACCAGAAGAAGCCATTCCTCTTCTCTTGGGACTGCTTACTGGATCAAAAGGAGGTCACCTACCTGAATGAAAATTTACTCAAATAGAAACGTTCTTGAGGCGGCAAAGGCGAGGATCAAGTGGATCTTTGATGAATTTGAGAACGTCGTAGTTAGTTCTTCTGGGGGTAAGGATTCTACAATCGTATTTGAACTTGCTCTGGCTGAGGCTCAATCCCGTGGTGAGAAGCTTAAAGTGTTATTCCTTGATCAAGAAGCAGAGTGGCAAGCTACCATTGATGCTGTAAGAGAGCAGATGGAGCACCCTGATGTTGAGCCTTACTGGTTACAGGTTCCTTTTAGGCTCTTTAATGCTACATCTACTGAAGAGCATTGGTTACAGTGCTGGAGTCCTGAGGAGGAGGATCGGTGGATTCGTCCTAAGGAAGATTACGCTATTACAGAAAACAACTTAGGGACTGATCGTTTTAGTAAGATGTTTACCCATATACCAAAAGCTATATGGCCGGATAAGAGAACAGCTTTTTTAGCTGGTGTCCGAGCAGAAGAGTCCCCTTCACGCGCTGCTGGACTTACAGGAACTCCGGGACACAAATGGGTTACTTGGGTTAAAAAGCTTAAGATAACTCAGAAGGAGGAGAACCCTAATCTTACCTTTTATCCTATTTACGATTGGTCATATACTGATGTCTGGAAGGCAATTCACGAGCATGGCTGGTCTTACTGTAAGCTTTACGATCATTTTTATCGTTATGGGGTTGAGACGGGTAAGATGCGAGTATCTAACGTCCACCATGAAACAGCGGTATGGTCTTTATTTATAATTCAAGAAGTGGAGCCTGAGACTTACGAGAAGTTAGTTCAAAGAATCTCAGGAATAGATATGGCAGGTAAGATGGGCTTTGCTGATTATTTCCCAAAAGAAGTTCCACCAATGTTCTCTGGTTGGCGTGAGTATAGGGATCATTTATTAGATAAGCTTATAGAAGACGAAGATTGGAAAGAGAGATTTAAGAAAAATTTTGCTAGGATGGAGCTAGACCTAGCTGGTCATAATGAAAAGGGTATGTATAAATGCCAAGCCCGTGCTGTTTTATGTAATGATTGGGAGGGAGTAAAGATGGATAATTTTATGGCTGCACCTCAGAATTATGGAATCGCCAAAGCTAACCGAAAAGCTAGAAAAGAAGCTACAGAAGCATCTGACCCTAAAGACGGTGATTTGCCCATCGTGCAAACGCATGACGAACACGAGGATTCCGTTGTGTGAGTGGTGTAGCTTTTATCTCTTAGATAATTTACCAAAAACTGTAATTGAGTATAAAGACTAATGACTAAAGAACAGCAATCTACCTTGGAGTCCCTCTTCTCAGACTGCGATAACGCTAGAGAGAAGATAGACAGGCAGCAAGAAATCTCTCAATGGATTTTTGATCGTAGCCCTCTCTCAGAACAACCTATTGCCAATATACGATGGGTCCCTGTAGAGCAAGTTGAGGCGAATGACTATAACCCTAACTCCGTAGCTAAAACTGAGATGGGGCTTCTATACACTTCGATTAAGCATGACGGCTATACTCAGCCTGTGGTTACTATCTATGATGAGGCTAAAGATAAGTATGTTATCATTGACGGCTTTCACAGATTTACCACAATGCGTATGAACGCTGATATTAAGAAGTGGTGCAAGGGCTTCCTCCCTATCGTTGTCCTAGACAAGCAGATTAATGATCGCATGGCATCTACTGTTAGGCATAACCGCGCACGGGGTAAGCATTCGGTGGCTGGTATGGGTAATATGGTGTTGGAGATGTTAGATAATGGCTGGTCTGATGCTGAGATTTGCGCTGAGCTTGGCATGGAGGCTGACGAACTTGTAAGGCTTAAGCACGTTACAGGATTTAGTAAGCTATTTGAGGACGTAGAGTATAAGAAAGCGTGGGAAATGAAAAATCAGCTTTTGGCTAAAAAGAAATATAAAGAGGAGCACCCGGAAGAAGAGATGACCGTATGAGAAGAGCCGTTATAGTTCCCTGCGTACATCATCGAGAGGAGATGATCTGGCGTTTCCTCAAGACTGAGGAAGAGCACCAGCCTCTTAGGGGATGGGACATTATCCTCGTGCCGCAGGGATTCCATCCGACCGAAAAACAGCTTTCCCCATTCCCGAAGGTTAGGTCGGTGCTTAGCTTCCCGGACATGATCGGGATGGTAGGCGCACGGTTCGCTGGTCTGAATCTAGCGTTGCAGGAAGGCTACGATCTCATCTGCTTTGCAGACGATGATATGTATTTCATCGAAGAGACGAAGCCCTACATCTTAGCCGAGCCTCTGGCGATGCGGCATGATACTGGGGTCGTGACGGTTGAGAGCAAGAACACGGTCAATCGCGTGAAGGAGTTCGTCCGCAAGGACAAGCCAACCATCGAGAAGAAAGTGATGCTTCACCTGCGCGGCGGGATGATGATGTCGAGGGCGAGCGCGAAGCGAATGATGAAGCTCCACGAAGGCAGGAACTTCTGCTGGGATGACCTGAGCTACTCCCTGCACGCCTACCTCGCCGGAGGGATTAACTACCACTACAACAAGGTCTGTGCTGTCCATGCCATTCAGCACGTTGACGGGAAAGCGATGTTCCGAATGTGGGCAAAGATGACTGGTAACACTACGCTTGTCAGGCTCCCAGAGGAGTATATAGTTCCTGCCGAACCGCCGAAGGGGGCCAAGGATGGGTGGGACGTGATGATGAAGACCATGAAGGGGGTTGACTTCCACGTTGGGGATTCAGCACTGACTCAGGCCGCTCACGAATTTCACCAGAAAAATCACCAACAATTAATTATAGAATGAATAAAAAAGTTTTACCTATAACTGACATTAAGCCTTACGAAAAGAATCCCCGTAAGGCTTCTGCTGACGCTATTAATGCCGTAAAGAAATCTATCGAACGGTTTGGATACAACGTGCCAATAGTGGTTGACGAAAACAACGTAGTCCTTACAGGCCACACAAGGTTGTTAGCTATAAAGGAACTTAAGTGGGAAAAAGTTACGGTTTTAGTAGCGTCAGATCTTACAGAAGAGCAAGCCAGAGAGTTCCGTATTATTGATAATAGAATCTCTGAGATGTCTGTATGGGATCACGATCTTCTCAAGGATGAACTTCGTGCAGTAGCAGCAGCCGGAGAAATGGCTGATTGGTATGATGAAAGTGAGTTAGAGAATATTATGGGGTCGTTAGATGAGGCTGGAGCCTCTGCGATAGCTCCCACGCAAGAACAGATTGATAAGAAGCTTGAGGCTAACGAGAATCATTATAAGAACAGAGATGAAGAGGCTCATTCACGCATGGTAGAGATTAAGTGCGGTCATTGTTCAGAAAAATTTTACGTTGATTCAAGACTTGGCGATTAAATGCATATAACGATCACTAATTCTAAAACATTACCCCACCATTCAATGAACATTGTAGAAGTTAGCATTAATGACATCCGACCTTACTGGCGTAATCCAAGGAAAAACGATGATACGGTAGCCGCTCTTAAGGACTCTATACAGAAATATGGCTACACAGTGCCTATCGTAGTTGACCAAGACGGAGTTATTTTGGCTGGTCACGCTAGGTATAGGGCCTTGGTTCAGCTTGGATACGAGAAGGTAAGGATTGTCCAAGTTGAACTAGATGAAGAGAAGGCTAGGCAGTTTCGGATCGCAGACAATAAGGCTGGAGAGTTTACTGAGTGGGACATGGATACTCTTGAAAAAGAGCTTGAGGATCTCGGTGCTGGGTCAATGGAGAATATTGCTGGATTCTTTCAATCGGAGGAGTGGAAAGACATTATGGATCTAAGCTCTTTTAACGATGCACAAGATGATACTGACGAAGGTGAGGAGCCGCTCGATCAGCAAGTCCCCACGCCTGGGTCCTCTCAAGGTTCTGACGGAGAAACAGAAGATACGGTGATCGATCTTCTTTGCCCACATTGTCTTGAGGAGAATGTATTTACCATAGAAGAGTTTAGAGAGATTGTAGCTAAAGCTAGATCTGTGGCTAATGCTGAGGATGATAGCTAAGCAAAGATCTTAGCGTTGATGGTTTGCCATTCGTGCAAATGTAACCTTACGTATTATGGGAGTAACTAAAGCAGTCAGGGCTAGAAGACGGAAGAGAGCTATTGAAACCCAAGAGCGCGTTGCTACTAGGGTTGATGTTATGGGTAACACCGTTCCTTTAGATCAAGGAGGTAGACCAGATCGACGTTTTGATGACAAGGTAGTTAAGAAGGTATGCGATGCGCTTATCGCAGGTAATACTTATACTAACGCTGCACGCTTAGCGGGTATATCTAAGGATGCACTTTATCGCTGGAGAAAGGAAGGTGAGAAAGCTCCAGAAGGCTGTAAAGCTAAGGAAGTTTATGACCGTATTGAATCCGCTTGTGCAGAGGCTGAACATAGAAATGTTATGGTTATACAAAAAGCTGCTGGCTCTGGAAAGTCGTGGCAAGCGGCGGCATGGTTCCTAGAAAGGCGTAATCCTCAAGAGTTCGGTAGGCGCGAGAGAGTAGATGTGGGAAATGCAGATGGCGGCGTATTTCTTACTGGATCTGTAGACGAGGGAACTTTAAACGACGAGGAGAAGTTAGCTGCTTTAAGAGGAGTATTAGCTACAAAGCCAGATTTGAAGTTAGCTATTACCCAAGATGAAGGAGATGGCGATGCCGGAAGCTGAACCACAAGACCAGCAAGTTACTTTTACTCAAGAGGAACACTTAGCTGTGATGGAGGCCCTTGTTGAGGCTGCTAGGGAAGATCTTCTTTCGTTTTTACATATAATACATCCTCAAGTTGAGTCACGTAATTATACGATAGGTGATTTACATAAATACTTGGCTACCATAGTAACTGAAGTCTTGTCTGGAGATAGAGGACCTAACCAAACTATTTCAGTTCCACCTCAGCATGGTAAGAGCCGTATGTTATGCGTTCGTGCAGTTGCTTGGCTTATTGGAAAGTTCCCAGGCTTACACATAGGGATGACAGGATTCTCTGGAGCATTGTTAGCTGACTTCATGAAAGAAGTTATCTCGCTAACTGAGAGTTCAATATATCAGCAGATATTCCCTGATGTTCATCCCGTATGGGGTCAAAACACTAGATTCGCTAAGGTATTCTCAAATGGCACTTCTGTTCAGATAAGGTCTGCCGGATCTAAACTTACTGGACGAAGGGTTGATTGGCTTATCATTGATGATGCTCATGCTGGACGTAAGGAAGCAGAGTCGCCGTCCTCAAGGAGAAATATTATTCAGTGGTTTTACGGTGATTGTATTAGCCGTATTTCTAAAGATGCTAAAATCTTCATTATAGGAACTAGGTGGCATCCTGACGATCTTATAGGACACCTTATATCAGAAGAGTCTAAGCAAAGACTGCAAGATGCAGGTCAGGCTGATAGAATATTTCAAGTTACTAATTTACCGGCAATCTGTAACTCAGAAGATGATCCTTTAGGCAGAGAGATAGGAGATGCTTTATTTCCAGAGGAAAGACCTATTTCATTCTTAGAAGGTCAAAAAGCTATGATTCCCTCTTATGAGTGGGAATCTCAATACATGGGAAGACCCGTAGCTGCATCGTCAGGTCAGGTTGATGTATCTAAAATAAATTACACTACCCTTGAAGAAGTCCCTAAAGACGTTGAGTGGGTTCGTGGATGGGATTTAGCGTTGACTGAGAAGCAATCTTCTGACTACACGGCAGGGGCTTTATGCGCTATTGATCGAGAGAAGAGATTTTACATTATTGATGTAACTAAAGGTCAGTTAGCTTGGGCTAGAATGAGAGCAAGAATATTAGAGACTAGCCGTGTAGATAGAGAAGCTTACAGAGTTTTTAGGATAGGCGTAGAAGGAGTGGGCGGCTTTGATGCAGTTTATCAAGATGTTAGGGAGCAGTTGATGGGTGATGTAAAAGTGGAGAAGAAAAATCCACCAAGAGGAGGAAAGTTACTGCGTGCTCAGCCGTGGATTAACTTGGTAGAGGCAGGTAAAGTATTTATTGTCCGTGGAGCATGGAATTTAGACTTTACTACTGAGCTTGAGCTTTTCCCTGAGGCTTTACATGACGATCAGGTTGATGCCGTATCAGTAGCTTATGAGTTACTTCAGTCTAAGCCTAGATTGCTTATAGCGTGATTTATTGCTTGCATACATTCGGATATGTGCTAGATTGGTATGTTATGATTGAACTGAGTTACCAACTGAAAGACAGCAACGGCGTTGCCGTTGGAGAAACCCGAGTGATACCGTTTTACGGTAACCGCCGAAAGGCTGAGGCTTACCGAGACAAGATTCTGAAGAAATTCCCTAAATCACTAATCGCTTGGAGTGAGTAATTATGGATCAGATTATTGAACAAAGGATTGAGTATTTGCAGCGTAAAATATCTCAGCTAGTTAAGCATAAGCTTAAGATGAGAGAAACGTTTTATGACAACGGAGTTATCTTATCCGGTATGTTAGAGCAGTATGATGATACTATGACTAGCATAGATAATGAGATCTCTCAGGTTAATGCTGCGGTTGATGAGTTAACGTTTATACTTAAGGTAATTATGTATGATGATTTTAAGAAATCTGGAGAGCAGACTTAGTGTCTTTACTTTATATTGACTTTATACACATTTAGTGTAATCGTTGTATTTGAGGACTGCGATTTATTACCCCAAATACCTTATATATGAGCGATGATCTTATACCTCAAGAAAAGCCCCTGTTTAGTAGCGCATGGGAGGGAGACTCCGCAAGGATAGATGTTCCGGTAGTTAGAAACGGAGATTGGAATTGGTGGGTTTTATTATGGGCTGACAGGCATTGGGACAACCCTGACTCAGATCATAAGATGATGAATGAGCAGTTGCGTCAGGCTAGGCAAATGAATGCCGCTATCATTGACGTAGGTGATTTCTTTTGCGCTATGCAAGGCAAGTATGACCCTAGATCAAGCAAGTCAGCACTAAGACCAGAGCACACATCAGGAGATTACTTGGATGCTCTTGTAAACACAGCTACCGACTATCTTAGCCCTTACGCTGACCTGTTTGCTTGGATGTGTCCGGGGAACCATGAGAAGTCTATTCACGACCGCAGGGAAACTAACCTTACTGAAAGGCTCGTATCTAATCTGAGGGCAAAGGGAAGCCAGTGTATCCGACACCGATACTCAGGCTTTACTAGGATCTGCTTTAAAGATCATAAGACTCTGGACCAGAAGAAAGGCTACTCTCAGACGGTGGTTATGTGGCATACTCACGGTTACGGCGGCGGTGGACCCGTTACTAAGGATACCATTCAAGCTAATAGACAGGGTGTGTATTTAGACAACGTGGACATAGTGGTTAGTGGGCATACTCACGACTCTTGGATATGGCCGCAGTCTACCGTGAGGGTAAGTCAGCAAGGTAACCTCGTTCATAGCGAGAGGCTGCACTTAAAGATACCGTCAGCTAAGAACAAGTTCGGCAAAGACTCGTGGGAAGACCTTAGGGGTATGCCACCTAAGCCCTTAGGTTGTTTATGGCTAAAGTTTGCTTGGGATAGTTCTAATCATAAAGTTACGTATGACGTAAGACGCTCCTTATAATTTATAGGCCGAGATGCCTAACTAGAACTGGCTTATCTTCTTTACTGGAGGTGAGCCAGTTTTTTTTATGTCTAATATCATTTATTGCTTGCAAATAATCATTCCTGAGCTATAGTGATCTCGTTATGAATGACATCGCATCCCAACATCCTAAGTTTATTAAAAATCAAGTTAACTCAAACATTATGCGTGAAGCATGGCGCATACGACGCGAAGCCGCAGCATCGGTAGGTGCAGAGCGCGTTACGTTTATTGCATGGGGTCCATGCCTTGAACGGGCGCGAGGTAAGCGCACACCGTTACGGAATGCGTTCGGTTCTATGCTTAAAGCTGGTAAGGGCGTTAAAATTGATCTGTCTATCCTTGATCCGACAATGCCGGTTAACCTTGACGCTGAGACGATAAGTGAGCTTAGCGGAGTTGAATTATCTTACGTAAGGCCGCACTTGGCGTATCTGGAGAATACAGGAGTGCTTAACAATCATTATGGATTTATCTCAGTTCCGGCAGAGCGGCGACCTTACTCTAACTGTCTTGATGATTGGGCAGCGTGGGAGAATAACGACCGTAAGCGTAAGCAGCGTGAAGTAGATTTTCAGAGCTTACTTCGTGAGAAGGCTGAGCAGCACGTTGAGGTGTCGCTTTATGCTTAGGCTAAAAAGTTTAACTTTTAGATATTTATTGCTTGCAAATAATCATTCCTGAGCTATGGTTATATTGTTATGAGAGATTACACTGCACACGATACAATTAGTCACTGCCTTACCGTAGAGGAAGATGGATGGACTATCGAAGCCGAAGCTGATATTGACATCTGCATTATTCACGAGGGTATGGTTCGTTACTACCGTGATGGATCTGGCTACCCTGGATTTCACATGGTTGAAGTTTCTGACGTTCGTTCAATTACGGTAGAGGGTGCATCGCACTCTAATCGACTAATTGATTGGATTGTTAAGAATGCCGATGATTTGCCACGGTGGATTCGTAATTGGGTTAATCGTAAGATGGAGGCGATTGTGGAACCTGCGGTATGGGAGGCTGAAATAAATGCCTGATATTTGCACACCGTTCAAAAAGTTTAACTTTTAGATATTTATTGCTTGCAAATAATCATTCTTGAGCTATAGTGATCTTGTTATGACTGAAAACACTTTACCAAACCAGCCAGCCCGCCTTTACTCCGAAGAACGCCGTGAGCTTAACAGACTGTTCGCAGATGATGCAGTCCTTAACGGTAACGACCGTGAGGGCAGCTTCGGAAGGGCATTGAACCGGCTTAATGAGCATCTGCACTCTTGGGGCTTTGAGTTGGACATGGTTTCAGCAGATTTACTGCTAGGGCATCGAGGGTCTAACCTTCTTACGTTCCGCAGACGCAATCACACTAGCGACCCGTTCCACGAGAATCCGATGGTCGATAATGCTAGAGTTACATTTTCCTGGGAGTGCATGAACGCTCAGCCGTCAACGACGATAAGAGATTCAAGCCGCTTGGAGACGCTGGCTTACATAGGGTAAGCCAAATAGTTACAGATAAACACCTACTACCAATACACAATATGAACTACACTAAAGCTAACGAGCTTCTTACTGGAAGATGCCATGAATCCCGAAGGATTGGAAATAACACCTACTTACAGCGCAGACCGGGAGGAGAGATTGCAGTGCGTCTACACAGAACTGACATAGTTACTTACCGCCCTGACGGTTCTGTTATCCTAGACAGTGGAGGCTGGAGAACAGTTACCACCAAAGCTCGCATTAATCAGTATATGCCAGCGGAATGTTCTTTATACCAGCGAGATTGGGAGTGGTATCTGGAGCGTGATGGGTCTGACCCAATCGTATTTGAAGATGGAATGTATGCTACTAGATAATTCGCACACCGTGCAAACCGAGAATCCAACAACATAATGACTACCTTCAAAAACACTTTTACCCAGATTGACCCGAAGACTTTTAAGGGGGCGATGCTTGCAGGTTACGACCTGATCGTAGTGGATCGAGATGACACCGAGTTCGTTGATGCGACCGTCCTATACGGGTTTGACGAGATTTACCAGTTCGACCACGCCTTTGAGAATCCAATTCACGGCTTCCTCAAAACGGAGGTTATCTCTTCGTAAGATCGCTTTAGACGCGCCGATCATATAATCCGCCGTGGTAATCCCTGCTTATGTATTACGGCGCGTTAGGTGCGGCAAGAGAGCTTAGCTTTGCGGCAAGCCTGTGGTAACACTAATACCCAAGTCAATATGTAACTTAAATATCTTAGGATTTACTTAACGATTGCGGTTTACCTTTGCGTGAAGGATTTAGATTTAGGATAATCTAAGAGATAACTTAACAGATTTGCGGCAGGTATAAGGACAAGGTTTCCCCTTTAGAGGAAGAGTAATACTAAGGATTAGGTCTGCGGCAGGGACAACTTAAAACCCCATACAAGACATAAGACAAGACAGAATATAAGAGATAATTGAAGGATTATGTAAGTCGTTGATACA